GGCTAAAATTTTTTGAATATTTATCTGTTAACGCAGACATTAGTAATAAATCCTTTTTGGTTTTGGTTCTTTTTGATCAACATAATCTTCAGGGTGGTCGATCAATCCACCTTGTCTAAATCTCATAATTGCTTGAGTTGTACTATCAACCAAATCATCATGATCGCCATATGGAAATGCTGCACACTCCTCTATGACTTCCTCAGCAAATTTCTGCTCAGGAGCCCATATCATACCACTTTCAAATAAAGGTGCAACTGCATTTACACGAGCATGCTTATCATTGCCTTTGGATGGTGAAAAATTTACGACGGGTATATTCATCTTTCTAAGTTCATAGGTTAGTGGTAATCCTGATGCTTTCGCCTCTACAATAACTGTTTCAGGTTTCCAATAATCATATTGATCTAGGGCTAACCTTCTTAGTTCAGGGAACTCGTATCTACCTTTGATGGCATCGAGCAGTATAAGATTAGCCCCTTCATCCTCACTAGGATACCAAATACCCCAAGTGGTGATAGCGGAATAATCTGCAGTTTCTTTTTTAAGAAATGCAGTATCATAAGATTGTATGACATGTTGTAGTTGTGGAATATTTTCTGATGTGTAGGTTCTCCACCACTCACGTTTCAATATAGCACCTTCTTCTGCTGTTGGGTTCTGCATCCATTGAGCATTCCATTTTGCAACAGGTAGGGTTGCTTTTACTTTTTCTAATTCATCTTGTTTCCAATATTCAGGCCAAACTGGTCCGTGCTCCATGATTGCTGGAAATTCGACAACGTGCCATTGATCAGCTTTAGCTTCTGTTTGATTTTTAACAAGCATACCGGTTAAGTCTTTTGTAGACCATCTAGTCATAACTAAAACTATTTTACCACCTGGTTGCATCCTTTGCCGTGGTCCTGATGTATACCATTCGTAGGCTCCTTCTAAAGCGACCTTGGACATTGCATCTTGTTCTGAGTGTGGGTCGTCAATTATTAATAAATCTGCACCACGTCCAGTGATTGCACCACCAACACCAGCTGCAAAGTATTCACCACCTTGTGATGTCTCCCAACGTCCTGCTGCTTTAGAATCTTCTTGAAGTGTCGTCTTGAAAATTTTTGCGTAATCTTCACTATCAATTAAATTTTTAGCTTTACGACCAAATCTTATTGCGAGTTCTCCTGTGTGAGTAGCCTGTATGATCTTGAGCTTTGGATCACGACCCACCATCCAAGCAGGGAGGAGATAAGATGCAAACTCTGACTTTGTGTGCCTTGGTGGCATATTAATTATTAGTCGTGTTATCTCACCAGTTGCAAGTTTGTTAAATTTATCAGCTATGTGTCTATGATGAGAGCCTTCAATAAAATCTGGCCACACACATTTTACAAAAGACAGAAAGTCATTTTTGGCTTTGTTTTGTATTTTTTTTTCTGCATGCATAACCTGCAATCTTTTAAAAGTTTTTCGTACATCTGCAGGTAGTTTACTTATGTCAACGTTATTCAAATCCATATAAATTTTTGAAAAATTTTTTTCCAAACCAATAAAAATTTTGAAAAATTTTTTCAGGGTTACTATACCTATTGAAAACGATTTTACCAACCATAACAGTGTAAGTCTTGCACAAGTGCACAATATAAGTAACTTTTTTCGTGAAAAAGGGGGGGTCGGTAAAGTAAATATTTTAGATTTTAACCTTTGTTTAGGATCCCTTGGCCATGTTCCACGGATCAAGAACCTTAATTTATTACTAACGATAATTTATTCCTATCAATAGGAATAACTATAACGATCCAAGAACCTTGGAAATTTTTCCAAAGCCCTCGGCAACTGGATCAAGTTTATAGCCAATGGTTGAAAGCTCCCGGATCATTGACCCCTCAAAAAGTTTTACGGATCTTGAACCTTGCCCCCTGACACAGATAAAACTATTTTTTGGATGTTTAAAATGGAAGGCTATTTGATGAGGTGAGAAGGTTACCTTATTACCCTTTGCAACTTTTAACTCTACTGTGAAAAAGGTAGAATTAGCATTATAGCCCAATAGATCTGGAGTCCCAAATAAACTATTATTTTCAATTCTAATCCAACTAATTTGAGGAATATTCTTTTTGATTTCGTGATAAAATTTACTTTCATATTTCATTTAATATCAAGGTAACACCTACATTTAAAATAAAACAATTTCAAGTTGAAAACACTATATCTTGTGCCTGGTAACCGGTAACCACTATATCTAGGAGCTATCAAAAAAAGTTTATTTTTTTCTTGATTTGAAATAATTATCCTATAATATCCATTAAATATAAATATAAAAGAAAGGATAAAAATAAATGAACAAACAAGAAAAATACATTATGTATCAAAGAATAAAAAAACATGGTGATAATTTAAAAACCGTTTTTAATCTTGATGTTGATAGTGTTAAACTTTGTAAGCAATTATTTAGATTAGAGAACAAAGCACACAAATTAGCAATTGATTATTGTAACGGCGACTTCAATGGTGACATTGAAAAAGAAGGTGAAAAAATACTTTCCAAAGTTGCTAAAATATTAAATACAAATACTTTTAATATGTTCTTTAATACTGATGCTAGAGGTTATGCTTTAAAATTCTTTGAAAGATTTAGCAAAGACAAGCCAATACACAAAGATTGGGGAGGAAATGGTATCATTGCTCCAGATTTTAGAGAACATAATTAAAAGGAGGAAAAATGAAAAATAGTATAGTAACTTGGCATGGCTACAATAATTATAATATGAATTGTAATATTGAAGACCTTAAAAAAAGGGGGTTTGAGTGTTCATCTTATCATAATGATCTTGCCCCTTCATACACTAATAAAAAAGGTAATATTCAAGTTTTTTTCATTGATTTAGATAGTGATGAAATGAAAGCTGAAAAAATAACTTATAAATTTTCAGTAATGAAACTTGATGAACATGGTGAATATAGTGAAACAATTGGCACAACTAATTCATTTAAGGAAATGCTTACAATGGTTAGGAAGGGGGAAAAATGAGTAATAATACCTATGGTATAGTTTATGGAACTGACAACATTTATACAGATGTTTCAAATAGCTTAAAAGGTGCTAAAAGATATGCAACAAATAGAGGATATGATAAAGTTGGAATTAGATATAATTCTGGTTATCATTGTTCAGTTGTTGCTATAAAGATAAATAATAAATGGACTAAACCAAAGAAGGGGGAATAATGAGAGAAGAGTTAAAAAAATTAATAAATGATGTTTATAAATTAGGTGATTATGCAATGGAAAATAATTATCATCCTTCAACTATAAACACATTAACAACGATTGAATTACAATTAAAACGATTATTAAATGATGAAAGTAAAAAGAAGGGGGAATAATGAAACATAAGATAACTTTGACAACTGAAGAATGTTTTGAGGTTGTTGATATATTAGGTTTACATATTCAAAGAAAGAATGTGGATAAAGACTTATTATCTGCATATAAAAAGTTAAATGTTAAAATACCTAATGTTGACAATTCTAAAGTAAACTTTGATTATGTTGTTAAGAATTTTGAACCAAGAAAATAAAAATAATGCTTGATTATATAATTTATGGGATTATAAATGACAGAAAAAACAAAAAGGAGAAAGTATGAAAAATAAAAAAAGAGGATGCTATAAAAGATGCTCAAAAACAACATTTGAAAGAGTTTAACCAATTATGATATTAGATTTAATAATTATTGTAGGTGGTTATATTTTATGCTATTTATTAATTAAAACTAAGAAAGAAATAAAATGAAAGAAAAAAATTTAGGAATAATAGACAACGAACTACATGAGATAAAAGAACAAACAATTAAAAATATCTTGGGTAGTAAAAAAGTTTATTATATTAAATACAAACAAAAAATAGAAAGAGGTAAGAAAGATGAAGGTAAACTACAAAAAAATTGAAAAATTAAAATCTTTTCATGGTGTTACATTAAAAGGAAATGAAACTTTTGATGAATTATTGAAGATTGAAAAAGATAATTATTATAAAGGTAGAACGATTTGTAAGGCTAAAGATTGCAACGAACCTTTATACAAGAACCAAAGTCCAACGAATAAACAATATTGTTTAAGTTGTGGTTAAACAGAAATTAGAAAGGGGGTAAAAAAATGGATAGAAATAGAAAATTTTTTATAATTAAAGAAACTATTTACAGTAATATTCCTAACTCATTTGAAATTGAACTAAATAAAAAGTTTGATTTTGAGACGGCAATTAGAAAACTTTTTGCACTTGATGAACTTAACGACAATAGAAATGTTGTTAAGTATCATTTACAAGAAGTTACTAGCATAGAAACCGATAAAGTCTACGAGGAGACAAAAGAGGAAGTAAATGGTTTAGCTAAGATTAAATAACTCTAACGAGTCTAGGGGTGTTGTTGCTCCGACACCCCTAGTAATCCTTAACATACCCTGGGGGCAAAATTAATTTTTCTTCCTTATTTGGTTTTAAAACAACTCTCAATGAAGAGTCTAAGGGGTTATTACTTTGATGTACCTCTATTCTTTTAATCTCTTCTAAATAACCTTTTTTAGTCATAATGTATATTTTTGCATCACTTACAGCATTACCTCTTCTACCATTTTGGCCTTCAGTAAATTTTTCTAGATATTCTTGAAGGTGTTTAACGTACATTTTTTGATAATTCTGTTATTAACTTTTTTAAACTAAACACTAAATTTTTATTTTGTTCATTTTCAGCAAAAACTTTTTTAAGCTCCCAAATTTCCTCTTTTTGAAATTTAATCAATCTTTTTAAACCATTTATTTGAGATTTTTGTATCTCTATGGTTTTAGTTAGATCAAGATCACCTCTGTCATCTTTCATATATTGACTTTATAATCGTGTTACCTTAAAAAGTCAAATATGGGAGTGCCAAAAAGATTAACAGAAATGCAAAGACGATTTGCCGAATTTTTAGTATTTGGTGATGAAAATGGACCTTTAACACAATCGGAAGCAGCGATCAAAGCTGGTTATAGTCCAAAACGTGCAAGACAAGAAGGATCAGAGCTTACTAATCCAAGACTTTCACCTTTAGTAGTAAAATTTATTGGTGAGTTAAGAGAGGAAAGAATTAAAAAACATGAAGTAACCTATGAAGGCCATGTTGCCGAGCTTGCAAGATTAAGAGAAGCAGCACTCAAAAAAGGTAGTTTTTCATCGGCTGTAAATGCTGAGGCGAATAGAGGAAAGGCAGCCGGACTATATATTGATAGAAAGATCATAAAAACCGGCAAATTAGAAGATCTTTCAGAACAAGAGCTTGAAAATAAAATGAAACAAATTTTATCTGACTATGAACCATTGTTAAAAGCAAAAACTGTTAATGGTGAGTCGGAGGAAATTAAATCTTCTGTATCTTCTTTACCCAAGCCCGAGGAATCATCGTCCGATCACCAAAACTAAAACTCCCATCATCTTCTTTATCGTAAGATGCAAACAATTTAATAGATTTTTTATCTTTAGAATATAACCAACCCTCATTAACTGGTCTTGCTAAAGACATTCTATCAAACTCTTTTTCGGTAGCCCAGCCCGAGTCACTCACACAATCGATCCACTCCACTCGAACTTTCGGATAAGGTATTCCGGGAGTTACTGTTGAGGCGTTAACTTTTCTTCTTTTCCTAGGCATGTATAGGTTTATATCACAGATTTTTTTATTTTATATATAGCTCGCACGTGCGATGGCGATTTTGTAACAGTACATATTAATCTGTACCAAAAAACAAAAAGTGTCCCATAATTTGTCCCATAAAAAGCTATATTTTATGCTAATAATTGATTAAAAGTACACAAAGTACACTTTATTTCACAAAAAATTAAAATTTTTTATAAATCTGTAAAATAAACCTATATAAAAGTTTATTTTGTCTCTCTTTTGCCATAATGTTGACGCAATGCTGCCAGCTTTCCCTCGGTCTCTGAAACTTTTAGTAACAATTTGTCAACTTCATCAGTGATACCAGTATGCTCAGGTATAATTAAACCATGCTCGTTAATACATTCTATCTTGTATAGAGCATCTTCAATGTCTGCCTCGTATTTCTTCAGCATCGTTATAAATAATTTATCGTTCATTTTTCATCTCCTTTTCTAATTGTGGCAAGTTTATGTCAACCGCCTCTTTTTCATCAAACTTTAGCTCATGGTACATGTCTAATCTTTTAAGAAACTTATGTTTCCACATTCTTAGTGCAGCACCTTCAACCTTAAATTCTTGGTAATAAAGATCTGGAGTGCAAATCATTATAACTCCTTGTTTTATTTGGCTATTATGCACATAATCGTGAGCCATGCAATATGCTGCAATTTGCATAAAGTAATCTTCTATCCAATCTTCTCTTTTAGGCCTATTAGCTTGTTTAAAATCTACAACAGTATCCATATTATTATGGACACAAACCAAGTCAGTAGACCCAGCATAAAGCCCAGGATAATACAACGTGACTTCCGAGCCATAAATTTTTTCAACTGGAGCAAGACCCAACTCAATAACTTTTTCGGCCATGGTTTTCGCCTTTTGTCCGACATCTGTAAGATCATCGTAACCAGTTCCTTGTACATAACATTCGAGGAATTTGTGCATGGAAGTCCCACGTTGACTAGATAAATTTTTGATTCTTTCAGCTTCTTTTTCTCCAACTTTAGCCTTCCATTCTTTTAAAAATTGTTGATCTTTGGTAGCGCCTAATATCGTAGTTACACTTGGAAGTCTAGAACCATTTACATCATAGGTCCGTGTTCCGTGGTCATCGTGCCGTGTACCAGTAACATAGGTGTATTTATTGCTCCACGGAATAGGTTTTCCGATACTATGAAACTCGTTCAAATCTTTATCTTCCATCATAGAAATCTATTTATACAGTAATAAACTATCAAAGCAGCAAGGACAAAGCAAAATACATTATATCCAAACATACCAAATCCATACGCAGCATTCATTAAACTTCATTCCCCCAAACATCCCAACCTGGTGTTTTTTGTCTAGCAAATAACTCAATTTTAGGTAAATCCCCACAAAGTTCAACAATTCTATTTCTCGTACAATTAGGTTTTTTACTATGTTCTTTTATCGGCTCATAAATAATTTGATGCACTGCCTTTGAAACTCTTTTAGGCTTACCCACAGTAGCCAACAAACAACATTCTGCGTTAGCTCTAGTCCAATGACCCATGCCCCAAAAAAAACTATTAGCTTTTTTATTTTTTTTAACCCAAGTGAATGCACAAGCTTTGTAGTTAAACCCCCATTTTTCAATAGTTTTTAAACCCTGCACTAGTTTAGGAAAAGTAACCCACATAAAGAGAACACAATTATTTTCAGTTAAATTATTTACGGGTAAATTATATATATCTTCGTCTTTCATGACAGGATATGGACAAACATTACGATCACTGTAGGTTTTATATTTCCAAGGTGGATCAGCATAAATAATATTATATTTTTTGTTAGGAAAAGGTATCATACTGACAACCTTAGATTACCAGAAACAGTTATTCTATAATCATCACTAGTGAAAAATGGAAATACTTGATGCACTTGTTTAGCACTAAACAATATCATTTTACCCTCAAAACTTTTGTCAACATTTAAAACATCGTGGGCTACTTGACCATCGTAAAGAGTATTTACAAAAGCAAATTTAGAGGTATAAATTTTAAGAGAGTTTTCTTCTCCCTCAGCAACCTTTTCAGCAATATCAACAAAATATTTCTCTTCCTCTCTTAAATTGTATGGAATGGTTATAAATATTACAAAAGAAAATAAACCAGAATGGTCATGAGGTGGATTAAACTCATATTTTTTTTGAAAATTACACCAAAAGTTTGAAAGAGTAAGTGGTTTGTTTTCAGTTAAAAAAGATAATTTTTCAGTCTCTACATGTTTGTAACAACCCTCTATTATAAATTTATTAAGAGACTCTGTAATACCTGGTATTTTATATTCTTCTTTTATATGCCCTGCTAATTCTGCATTAGCTTTATCACCTAAATCTTTAGCTTTCCAACACTCTGCCTTCAGCCATTCGTAATCTTCATTGTTTAATTCAAAACCTAGACAATTTCTCCAATCTCTCGTTTTTTTTGATTTTTCCCAATTCGTCATAGTTTCTTTTTTAACTCCTTAAGATATTCTTTTTCTTCTTGTTCTTTCTTTTTAGAGTCTAAATATTTAGGTGCAAACTTAGTAATATTATTTAATGGTGCTGAGTCATGGACGTTACCACTAACAGATATTCTAGTACAATCAGATTTATATGGTGCAACCCAATGTTTCAACCAAGCTGGAAACATAAACATATCATTCTCCTCTGGAAGAAAAGACAAGTAAGTCACACAATCTCTTGGTCCGTTGCCATAGATAAATTGTATACCTCCTGGTCCACAACTCCTACCTTTGTATGCTTCGTTTTCTTTTTTCAATTCTTCTGGTATTTGTAAATAAGTCACAAAAGATAACTTACCATCATGATCGTGTGGTGGATTAAAATCATTTGGTCTTTGATAATTTATCCAAAGAGCAGATAATACATACTCTGGTTTCTTATCATATTTTTTATTTATATATTGTTCAAAAGCTTGATCATATACACCAAGGCATTGTGATAAGTGTGGAATTATTTTAGCTTTTGATTGCTCACTATAACCTGTTTCTTTGTCTAAGATACCAGCTAACTTACTTGTATAGTCTTGTTTGTTACCTTTTGCTTCATGTAATAACATTTTCTTAAATGCATCAGATATTTTCATTCTGACAACACACGGTCCCCAATTAAATATCTGTATGTTTATTTTTTGTTTACTCATTCCATCGACATCCTTTCTTTGTATTCTTGCATATTAATAATTTTGTCATTCATGATTATTTTATCTTTTTCTGAATAATGGTCTATTATTTTTTGTATCTTAGCCATTTTAACGTGGGCATATGGCCATATTAGGCAGCAAACATAATAGGCTTGCCTGCATCTTAAAGTATAAGTCCATCTATCTTTCCAATGCGATTTTACACTTGGCGACCTATTTCTTTTTCTAACTGTGCCGACCTCTAATTTTTCTTTAATCCATCTTAAAATAGACTCATGGGTCATTTCTATGCGCATTGTTATATTCATGGCATTAGTTAGATACCTTTTGCCTCTTCTGCCTTTTCTATTTTCATATCTTCTTTTAAAATCAATGCTGCCTTCACCATCAAAAAGCCCAGCAATATAAGCAACGTCAGTGTCTTTCATGTGTTATTATCCATCTTAAAGTTGAAGTCATTGGGTCAAAACTATCAAATTCTAGTTTAGTGCAGCTTGTCTGTAGGAATATTATCACTAATAATATTACTATTTTCTTCTGTTTCATAATACTCTCCCTCAGAATCACAGTTCCAACACTGAAACACTTTTGTTTGACCTGTGTATATTTTTAATTTAACAAAACCATTACCATTGCAAGTGTTGCATATGAGATGCTTAACCTGAGTTTTTTTTAATTTTACCATTTAATTTTTTAACTTTTTCGTTGGCTATGGCTTCTATTGTTTTGGATATAGATAATTTTGCATCGGGCAATAATACCTTTGATAATGACTCTAAAACACTATATGTTTCTTTGGTTAGAGAAACATTTTTATATTTACTCATGTCTGTCATGCGTTTCCTTTCATTTTTAAACTTATTTTTATAATATTATATAGGATTGTCAATGAAATTTTTACTAACTTTAATAATGTGCAGCTATACTGAGGCGACGTGTTTGCCACCATTTACGCACCCAGAAAAATTCAGAGATGCCTATGATTGTTTATTGAAAGGTTATGACGAAGCTGACAAAAAGATTAAAGAAATAGGCAGAGAAGATGTTAATAAACACCAGATATATATTAGATTTACTTGTTCACCTATGGACAGTGTTTGACAATATGGCATGATTGTGTTATTGAGAATTTATCTTCTCACCATTACCTACTCCATTTTCCCTCTTAGGAGTAGGTGCGTCTACAACTTAGAGTTTAAATTAAGGCGACCATTTCTGATCGCCTTAATTGACAAAAATTTAATTTTAAACCCCATATAATAGTATGAAGAAAAAAAGAATATCTTTAAAATATTTAAAAGAGAACGAAGAAAGATGTCCAGCTTGTAGCGGTTATGGTATTATTGAGGGGTCATTTCTTAATAATGGTTTTGATGCATGTGATGTTTGTTATGGGTTTGGTACAGTAGAAAAAGAAGAAATAAAAAATTAAGGCACAATACAATTTAGTTTTTGCTCTAGTTTTTTAATAACTCTTATGTAAGCGTTAAGCCTTTTAAGAGCTTGTTTACAAAGTAAGTTTTCATGAACATCCCAAGTTTGATCATTTAGAACATCAAGATGAGATGATGCACCTTGTATAAAGCCTAATCTTAACACTTCGTATTGTCTTTTAGTTAGCTTGATAGTTTTCATATTATTTTTCCTTTATTAATGGTTTATAAGTATATACTCCAGACAACTTGTGTCCTTATATTATATACCCCGGAAAATAGTCATCTGACCCAAAATGAACACATGGGTTGGAAATTTTTATTAAAAAAAACACATATGTATATATGAACACTAAATTAAAACTACAAAAAGAGCTACGAGACCTTATAAGAAATGAAGATCGTAATGGTGACTTATTTGATATGACACCACTTATGCGTGAAATTTACCATTGGGGTTATCATAATATTTCTAACAAAGAGCTAAAAAGAATAATTAAGTTATATAAAAAAACTTAAGTAACGCAGCTAATCTAAATATTTATCTTTTTTATGTC